CATAAAAGAAGATGTCCATGGGCGTTTTTATTTTACTGGGATTGGCGGAGATTCTGGATTTCCCAGAATGGTTGACGCAACTAACGGAATATCAGGTGCTGGATCTTATCCAACAACAACATATAGATTAGGGTTACCAACTCCTCCAGCCTTCACAACTGGTCCCAGTGTAAACAATGCCACTGCCGCAACTGGAGCAACAGAATCATCAAGGGCTTATGTATATACAGAGATCACCGCATTCGGGGAAGAGGGACCACCAAGCACAGTTGCAACAAGCGATATTGTAGACGCAGCAAACGGAGCAACCGTAACACTATCCTTACCAGCTGCAACAAGCGGAACATATAACATTTCCAAAAGAAGAATTTATAGAACGGATCTTAATGGTATATTTAGATTTGTTAAAGATGTGGCTGGCACATCAGCAGGAACAACAACAGAAGCCGTTCTGGACGCCTCTCTCGGGGAAGAAATAGAATCAGTCGACAATCTAGCACCGCCAGATGATACGTCTTCATTACACCCAGATGGACCTATGCTTGGCATCACAACAATGCCTAACGGAATTACAGCAGGCTTTAGTGGTAACACATTATTATTTAGTGAGGCTTTCTTGCCACACTCATACCCGCTTTCAAATCAAATAACAACCAAGGATGATATAGTTGGAATTGCCTCTATTGCCTCAGGCTTGTTAGTCACAACAAAAGGTAAGCCCTTATTAGTGTCAGGTACAGATCCTTCAGCCATGGCTATGGTTGAGATAGATGCAAACCTACCTAATAGTAATAAGCGTTCACTTGTTGATATGGGAGAGTATGCTATTTATTCTTCCCCCGACGGACTCGTGCTTATGTCAAACTCAGGCATCAATCTTGTTACCGAACAGATATTTACCAGAGATCAATGGCAGGACTATTACCCATCTAACGTAGAGGGCTATGAGTACGAAGGTAAATACCTAGGCTTTACATGGGACGGCTCTGACTCAAACTCTAAAAAAGGTTTTATCTTTGACCCAAGGGGAGGAAAGAACGCATTTGTTAATTTAGATTTTTATGCACACGCAGGTTTCAACGACAGAGAGGAAGACGAGCTATATTTGGTTATTGACGGTACCCTTAAAAAGTTTGGTAGATCTACAAGCAAAAGAACATACTCATGGAAGTCCAAGGAGTTTTACTCAAACAGACCTATATCGCCGGGTGTAGCGAAAGTAAGTGCTGACTCTTACAGCAGCCTTACGTTTAAGCTTTACGCAGACGGATCGCTTAAACATACACAGACCGTTACTAACAACAATATATTTAGATTACCCGGAGGCTATCAAGCAAAAGCCTTTCATATCATCCTTGAAGGAACGGACGCAATTAATGAAGTCTGTGTATATGAAAGCCCACAGGAGATCACCTGATGGCTAAGGCAAGAGGTACTTTCGTTGTACCAAGGGGTTTTGATCCAGAGGCAAAAAGATTTGCCACCATCGTTAATGATTCCATTGCACAAATTAAAGGTGAGAAGGGAGATCCGTTAGATGCGGCTGTAACCTTTAGAGATCTTATTGATGCTGGATTAGCCAAGAGAGATATACGCATTGGAGCCAACGGAAGAATTATTGGTGGATCAAGCTCGGATATAACTATTGGTAATGAAGAGGTATTTGATATACCCCCACCGCCCACAGGCGTAAGTGCTGCGGGTGCATTTCAAAATGTAATTATCTCTTGGGATACTGCAACCTTTGTTAATTTTTCACATGCAGAAGTATGGGCGTCTAGTACCAACAGTTTTGCAAGCAGGGTATTTGTTGGGCAAACAACAGCGGCAGTATTTAGTCACGCAGTAGGTACAGGGCAAACCAGATATTACTGGATAAGATTTGTAAACACACAAGACACCCCGGGACCATTTAATTCTACATCTGGCACCGCAGGAACAACCGCCTTAATAGACACACAAGAAATAGCAGATGGTTTAATTACCGCAGCCAAGCTTGTTGACGGTGCGGTTACCGAAACAAAAATAGCAGCAGACGCTGTGACTAACGCCAAGATAGCAGTTAATGCTATTCAGGGAGATGTCATCGCTGCATCAGCAATTACCGAAACGAAGATATCTTCAAATGCAATCAGTTCGGCGAAGATACAAGCAAATGCAATTATTGCTGGTAAGATTGCAACCAACGCAATTGTTGCTGGCAACATACAATCTAATGCAGTAACTGCTGACAAGATACAAGCTAACGCAGTGGTTGCAGATAAGATAGCAGCCAACTCAGTTACGGCTGCCAAGATGGTAGCAGGTACTATCACCGCAGCCTCTGGTATTATTGGTGATCTGGCAATCTCATCTGCAAAGATCATTGATGGTGCCATTATTAATGCGAAGATTGGAAGTGCAGCCGTCGATAATGCAAAGATTGCTAACGCAGCAATCACCGAAGCAAAGATAGGTTCTGCGGCAATAAGCACAGCAAAAATACAAGATGCAGCAATTAACAACGCTAAGATTGCAAACCTTGCTGTAACCAACGCAAAAATTAATGACTTAAGTGCTACAAAAATAACCGCAGATCAGTTAGATTCAGCAAGAATTAATGTAAATACTTTAAATGTAAAACATTTTGCAGATGTTAGTGCTGACATTTTTAATCAAACAGGAAGTACCGTGCCCCTTGCTGTTTATAATAGTGCCAATCAATTTGATGGAAGTTTTCCCGGGGATCAACAAAACAGCACTGAGACTACTTTCTTGCCCATAACAGTAAACAATGTTAGAAACGGTTCAACCTATCAAGTTCTTTACAGTGCCGTTTTAGGAGATACGAGACAAGGAAAAATACAGTATTGCTTTAATTCTAGTTTTTCAAGCGGTGTAACAACCTTATCACCAGTTGTATCATCAGATGCAGGAACATTCCGCACTTATGTATTTATGTGGCAAGGTACAATATCAGGAATGTCTAGTTCACAAGAAACAGTTTATTGGAGAATTAATTGGATTGGTGGTACTCACAATAGCACCTATCAGAGTATGTATGTATATATAGACAATACAACATAAACATGAAAAATTATTCTATATACAACTTATCCACAGGATTAATACACACCCAAGGTCAATCTTCGGTAGAAGATATTAATGAGATCGTTTTAAATGAGGGCGATGGAATCTTGGAGGGTGAGCATGATAGAGCAACACAGAAGGTTGTTAATGGGGTTGCAGTAAGTTATACACCAGACTTTTGGAAAAAAGTTAGAAGAAGCAGAAATTTATTATTAACAGAATCAGATTGGACTCAAGTAAATGATAGCCCTTTGTCAGACACAAAGAAAGAAGAATGGGCTGTTTATAGACAGGCACTAAGAGATTTGCCTACCAATAACATAAACGCTACATCTATAGATGATATTACATTTCCAACACCACCGTCTGAATAGTAACAAAGGGCTACATTAATGGTAAATTTAGTGATATCTTACGGACAGAATGCTATCTTTAGTTGATGTAAGATTATATTGGGACGACATCCTACCCGGTATTAAAAAGATCAAGGATGAGTCACAACCAGAGTGGCGGATTGAGGATGTCTATGCATCACTTGTTTCTGGGATAGCTGAGCTGTATGTTGATCTTGATCAAAGACCAAATACTAGCTTCATTGTGTTGCAAGAAAAACCCTTGATCTTCAAACCGGGAAAAAGTTTATTGGTCTGGATTGCCCATGACGATAGGGCGGATGCAGCAAAGAAATATATGGACGAGGTTGAAATGATAGCTGAAACAAAAGGATGTTCTAAGATAGAGTTCTGGACGCCTTGGGATGGTTTGGTTAAAGCACTAAACACTAGAGGCTACAACCTTAAATATTACATAGTAGAAAAGGAGATCTAATGGGCGGTGGCGGAAGCACAAAAATTAAAGATACCCCAGCACAAAAGTCATTGGCTAGAATTGCTGCACAAAGATTTAATCTTTATCAACAGTATTTTGTACCTTTAGAAAATCAATTTATAGCTGACGTTCAATCATTAAAAGATCCTTCTAATTTTGAAAATGTTGCATCTTTTGTAAATACAATACAGCAACCAGAGTTTCAAGAACAAAGAAGACAGTTAGCACAACAAGCATTTCAACAAGGCGTAGACCCAACATCTGGTCAGTACCGAGGCAGAACACAGCAACTATCTCAAGCACAAGCAAGGGGTCTAGGCATAGGAACCGCTGAAGGTATGTCTGGTCAGGTAGATAGATACTATCAAGGATTACAAAACATTATAGCTTTAGGAGAAGGACAGGCTGGTCAAGCTATGTCTGGTCTAGGTGATGTTGGAAAAATAGCACAACAAAGAGCACAGGCGGAAGCAAAAACTAGTTTTGCAAAAGCACAAACAGTGCCGGCGGCTATTGGTACAGGTGTTGGTCTTGGGGTGGGATATACGCTTGGTGGTTTTGGAAATAACTCAGGTGGTGGCAGTTAATGGCTGATCCTATGACAAATTTATTTCAAGGAGCATCATTGGGCTTAATGCCACAAACGAGAATGAATTTTGATCTTGGTCGTGGAGGATATCAGTTTGCAAACCAAGGTCAGTTTTTTGTAGACCCATATAGATCTGGAGATCAGGCTGCACAAGAAACCCTAGCAGATTTATATGAAGCAGAATATGCCGATTACTTAAACAGATTTTTTCCAGTACAACAACAGATGATCTCTGAGGTAACAGAACAGTTTCCGGGGCTTAGACAGGAAGAAATTTCACGGGCTCAACAGTCTGTAGCCAAGGCTTATGCAAATATATCTGGACAACAAAGAAGAAGAATGGGTGGTTTTGGTTTAAGAGAATCAGAGAGTTTTTATAAAGACCTTGAAAGATCACAAACATCTGCAACTGTCGCAGCAAGAAATCTGGCAGGACAAAGAGCGGATGAAAGAAGAATGGAATTAATGTCTGGAAACATAGGCGGAGCTTTAGGAACCAGAGCAATTGCAACCCAAGGAGGAGTAGGTGGCTAGTTTATTATCGACAGGAAGACAAATTAAAGGATCAGCTTTGGCTGGTTTAACATCTGTAGCACAACAAGAAGCATCTAAAAATATTGCAGAAGAACAACTCAAGCAGGCAGCAGAAGCTCAATCGCAACAACTGATTGGCACAGGTCTTGGTGTAGCGGGTGCATATGCAGCACCTAAGGTTGCAGCAAGCATGGCTTCAAGAAAAGCACTTGCTGATGTTGGTCTTG